TTGCTATGTTTTCCAGAGCTGTTGTAGCTGCGCCTTGAATACCAGCAGTGGCTCCTTTTTGTACAGCTTCTGTCATTGTGTTTGGATTATATACTGGAACACCTCGATCGCCACCAGCAGGCGTCTCTGCTTTACCGGGTGTTTTTGCACTATAGCCTAAAACTGATTTTGGCTGGGCGAATGATTGTGCAATAGATTTTTCCATTTCTTTTACTTGTCTATCAAACTCCTTTTTTATATCATCTCCTATTTTAGTAAGGGAAGTAGCAGAAAAAGAGTTTTTTATTTTTTCTAATAAAGCTTTAGCATCCTTCGCAGAAGATAAAGTATCAGCTATTGGTTTTAGTATTTTGTTTTGTGTATCCCTAACATTTTTTGTTGATTGATCAAAGAAAGCTTCTAATCTAGCCCCAACTCTCATATATTGATTCATAAATAATTCAGAGCGTTCTTGGAACGTTGTAAAATTATCAGCCATTTGATCGATGGGTTTTGCTTCGACTTGCTCAAATTGTTTCTTTGTAAGATCATCCATACTAGCAGCTAAATCTTTATTAGCTAAAACAGCTTGAATCATTTGCCCGCTCAGTCCAGTTGTTTGTTGTAGTTGTCTAACATACGCTCTTTGAGACACTTCTGACATTGCATTTATTTGATCTCTAGAATTGGCAATGCTTTGCACAACGAGTTTGATTCTTTCATCATAACTTGCTGTTGACGCAAACATTGCATCAAATGAGCCGCCAACGGCTGATAAAACATTATTTAGTTGAGCACCAAATTGAACACCCTGTTCTATGTCGTCAAATTTTGCAGCAACACCCATTAGTTCGCTAACTGTCGAACCAAAACCTCTTGCCATTTGTTGAAATGACATAAATTGAGTAGCTGCTTTATCTGGATCTAGAATCGTATAAAAACTTTGGATAGATTGATTGAAATCTTGAAAAACTTTTCTAAATTCTTGACCAGTTTCTCTAGAAAACTGCATCAGTTTATTTGAGAATTTAGTTATATCTTCGGTGCTTTTGTTAAATCCAGTTGATAAATAATTAATTACACCAACTGTGTTTTGCATATCCACGCCAAATTTACTGTTTATAGCAGCTAATTTGGAAAAAGATTCAACAGCTTGATCGCTTCTATTAATGATAAAACTATTAATTCCCGTACCGACCGCTTTATAAGCTTCGGCTAATTTTTCTACTGTAACTCCCTGTGATATCAATTCTGCGCTTACATCTGAAAATCTTTTTACAAGACTTCTGCCCTCTTCGGCAGTAAACATACCAAAAGACTGTTGAAACTGTATTCTTAATCTATTTGCAGAGTCAGCCGAAGATACGATTTTTTGATTCAGTTGCGTAAAGGCGTCCGTTGTGGCAGTATAAACGTCATATAGGACTTTGCCTTGTATCGCTAGCTTTTCAACGCCTTCTGTTATTTCAGCCATTTTTTATCCCTTCAATACCTAAATAGTAGAGAAACTAATTATTTGTTGTATTTTGCTTCTGCATGTATTCAAGCAATTTATCAAAAAACCAGTTTCTCAAGGTAACAGGAATAGCGTGAACTTCAAAAAAGCGCCAATTGCCCAATTGAATCATATAAAAAATCTTGTCATATACGCTATGAATATAATCAGAGTTGAGGCCAAAAAAAGTCTCCAGTAATAGAGACAACACCTCCATCATCGACATGACCACATTTTTGGCACTGAAAGCGATATGTCAAATCTAGATCTGGTTTTATTTCTGCATAGGTCTTGCGTATATATCTTGAGTCCAAAATTGGCATTGAAGTGACAAAATTGGCAATTGCAAATATGTCATCATTGCCATTTACTTTCACAATCATTTTTCTATAAGTCAAAACAAGCTGCTCTTCTGGAAGGTTTGCTTTTATTCTTCTTTTTTGTTCTTCGGCAATCTCTTTTTCATCTCTACCTGTCAAAAGTTTCATATGCACAACTGCACCGCTTTTTGGAAGAGTAAGCTTGAAAAGACCATTTTCTATTTCAAGTTCATCGTAGGAAATTTCTTTATTCTTTAGTTCCGTAAATAAATGATCGACTTTTTGTATTGTAGAGCAGGAAGGGCACGATGCTGCAAATGAATACTCTGGACCATATGCTGAAATTCTTGCTCTTGATAAAATCGCATTTCTATCGCCAGTTATCAGGCTGGAAACATCAATTCTTTTATCAATCAAAACACTCTCAATAAGTTTATCAAAAACAATACCTTTTTCCACCAATGTTGGTGAAGTCAAAATGTCTTCCTCTTTGGTTGTCATAAACTTTATTTCAACTGTTTCTGCATTATGTAAAGGGTGTCCCTCTGGATAAAACAATCCTTTCGATGGCAATTCAACAACTTCTGTTGGTGTTTGATATGATGCTTGATTTTGTTGATGAACACTGGCTGCCATCATTTGACTTCTCAAATCTTCTGGCATCAAAGGGGCAGAAAATCTGCTCCCGTTATTTCTGCTACTCATTATAACCTCTTGTTAAAAAATTCTATCTATGCCTACTTGAGCTAATTTACCGGGTCTAATGTCGCTAGATAGATAGTATTCAGCCCAATCATATGTTAGCTCGACTTGTGTATTTGTTAAGTCATCAGAAGCATAACTCAACTGTGACGGTGTAATTTTTGATACCATTGGATTATATATGCGCCACGTATCAACAACATTACCATCCGGATCAATGGTTTTTATGTTTATATTACCAAAATCATTTATAAGATTTTTCTTTGATAAATTGAAAAATTGAGATGATATGATGTTTGTTGGGTATCTATATGCCGTTGTTTGTGCTTTATGTATCATATTGCCCAAAACAGTACCCAAGGCTCTATAATCATGGGTTTCAATAACTGTAAATGAAATGTTATCCCATTTTATTTTTTTAGGAAATTTGGTTATATATCCTAAATGATCAAATTCTTGATACTCAATTGAAAAAGATGGGCGCTTTACCTCTTTAACAAATGCAACATTTAGACCTTGAACTTCAAGTATAAATCTGTGAGATTGTTGAGCGCTCTTGAAAGCATATTCTGGAACTAATGGAGCATCAAGATAAGCACCAAATAAGCTGGAAACAACTTTTTCGGGCTTTATTTCAGCCATCTATTACCCACCTATAGTTTTGGTATTTATGAGGACACCATCAATAGAACGGAAGCTCTCGTAATCAACCCAATCACATGAAACAATTGTTTTCACGTTCTTTAGACCTTCTGTATCATACTTGTAATTACCAAAATCTAAATCCTTGATAAAGGCGTTCTTTAGTGACCAAGCTTCAATTGGATTACCATCAGAGTCTATAGATTTTATTGTCATGCCTTGAATCTGGTTATTCGCACCAACAAAACTCTTCTTTATCGTTTTTAGATAATAAGTTGAATTTGTTGGATCATTTATCTCAAAGCTGCTTGGGAATACATAACCAGAGGCTTTTAGGTGTCTCATGAATAAATCTACTGCATTGAGATCGATTGGATCTACAAGGGTAAATGTTGAATCACCCCATGTCAATTTGCCGGGGAACTTGAAAGTATGAGAAAGAAAATTGTGCTTCGCTGTATCTGTGATGGTCGCTTTTGGAATAGTAACATCAGTGATAAAATATGCGCTGATGTTTTGTAGTTCCAAAATAAACTTATGTTCTCTTTTTGGCTCAAAGCCGGGAGTCCAAGGTGTTAGGGGGCTTGCCATGTTTTTACTTTCTCCTTACTTTATAAAATATATAGTTCCCTGACAAATTTATTTAGTCCTCAAAAGAAGCGCCAGTATTTGTGATGATGAAGTCAAGTGCAATAAATTCAATTGCTCTGGCTGGCTTCAAGTATACTTTGGCATATAGAGTATTTTGGTCAATCAAATCTGGTGTGGTTGTTGTTTGATCCAATAGGAACTTGTAATCAACCAAGCCGAATCTTGATTTCACATCAGCCAAGAAGGGTTCTGCTTGACCAATAAATCTATTCCAAGTGTCTTGGATGTTTTGCTCAAATAGAATTCTTGAAGCAATTTGAGAAATACCGCTCTTGACGTAAATCAATAGTCTGCGGACATTGATTCTATCGAGAGCACTTCTCTCAACCTGTAGAGTCTTTTGACCAAAGATCACAACGCCTTCATTGGGGAACGAAGCAATTGGATTGATGTTGATGTTATAAAGAGTATCTCTATCAGTTTGGAATAGCTTGAGAGCAGTATTGATTACTGGCAAACCAGCAACGCCACTTGACAAGCCACCACGGTTGAAACCAGCAGGAGCAAACCAAGGAGCTTGAACTGCGTCTGTGTAAGCCATTGCGCCGAAAGCAACAACTGAAGGTGGAACCCATACATTTGTGCCATTTACAGCATCTCTAATTTGTACCCATGGATAGTAAGCGCAAGCATAATTGCTGTTATAGGCGCGTGTTGTCCAGAGAGAAACAGCGTCATTTACATTGCCCATGTATGCTGTGCCCTTAGATGGTACATCAGTTGTATTTGTTTGAGTAAACCATTGCCACTCAGATTCTGGATTATAGCCCTTTGGAACATCAACAATTGCCAACGCATCTGCTCTGTCCTCGGTGTTAGAAATCAAACGGTTATGTAACGATTGAATTACCAAGCCGGGAACAGTAATTGCGTTGTATTGTGCAATTTCAGGATTCTTTACAGTGTCAATTGCTCTTTGATATGAGAAAAATCTGTAATCATTTTGAGCAGTTGCATTTGTTGCAATCAAGCCGTTTCTCAAAGGATCTGACTCCGTTACATCAAAACCATCAGAGCCGTTATAAAAATATGAGCAAAACTTATTTATACCAAGAGCCAATGGAGCTTTGTAAGTTTGCAAAACAGAGCTTCCTTGTGGGAACGTGTTTGGTAAAGTTCCAGTTGCGGTCAAAGAAACGCCACTCGATCTTGCATTATTTGCATAAGTAAGTGTCGAATATGGATTGCTACCAGTTGTCAAAGTTGTGCTGTATTTGACATTATCTAGAGTAATAATTGCTGAATAAGCAGTATTGGTATCATCTGGATCGTAAGATGCGGCACCAGCCAAGGCGGCGTTCATTCTCAAAACGTCTATTACAGAACCTGCAACAACGCCAGAATCGGAGACTGGTTGAGCACCGAAATAGGCAAACTTTAGAGAACTCAAACCAGAGGTTGTAGTTCTATAAAGAGGAATTGGATAGTCCCATTGTGAAGAAATGGCACCAGTTATTGCAACAGTTGCGGAAGCAGAAGCTGCTGCATATGTTTTGTCACCAAAGTATTTATTTCCAGCTAGTGTGCCTGCGCCACCGACTGCTGGATTCGCCGCAGATATAGTTGCGCTTTTATAAACAACGGGGAAAGTTGTACCAAATGGAACATAATCGGATGTACCATTGATAAATTCGTCATTCATTTCAACGCGAATATATTTTGATTTATTTTCATTGCTTCCGTATTCAACCAATCTACCGTTTGTTTCATCGTATTCTACATATTTATCACCAATTACTTTAGCGATAAACGAATCAGAGTTGGCATTTAGAGTACAGCCACTAAATGATTCAACTACTTTCTTGTTTGTATCTTGATCAAATAATAGTCTCAACTCTACATCAAATGTAGCATAAGGATTTACATTGATGTTGGTTGGAGCAGTAATGTTTGTAATGGCTATTTTTAGATTGTTTTGTATCCACTCGCCAGAGTTTAGTGCAGCAAATCTAAATAGTTTCTTTACTCTTCCGCTATTGAAGAAAGAGCCTGTTACTGTGCCATTTGCACCAGTTACTGTAAATGAGCTAGTGTCAGCGCTTGTATCTTGGCTAATAATCCAGCCAGATTTTGCTGGTTGATAAGCAAACTTACGATTTGCAAAGTTTGTGGAGCCATCAGTCAATGGTAAAATTACAGCATAGTAATTTGTAGTTGAAGACCAGCCAGCTGTGTTTGTATTGTTAGTATATACGTCCTCAAAGGTTTCACCTAAGAAGTATGAAGTTCCACCAAAAGCGGTTGACTTACCAACAAGAGTGGGATCTGTATTGAATACGTTTCTAATGTAATTTGGCTTTGTCTTATCAAGGCTAAATTTATATGGTCCCAAAGTAGTATTATTGGAGCCTGATAAATAAGCAGTAAATGTTCCATCGGTTGTAGATACAAAACCACAAGTGCCAGCTACATTGGCTGCCAAACCGGGGGTTGTCCCCACTAAAACAGGAACTCTGTCGGTAGAGCCATTACCAGTACCACAATACCAAACCGCTGCCAAAGCACCAGTTACGGGGGCAGCACCAGAAGGGGCAACGAATAAACCATAAGCACCCTTGAAATTAGTAGTTGTTGGCGCATCAAAGCTCCAACCTGCTTTACCGTTCGTTGTAGCCGAATCAGACTGATCACCGAGTACTCTAACATAAGTCAATGCTTGACCATTTTTCAACCAAGCTTGTGCAGCATATGTACCATACATTGGAGAGGTTTTATTTCCATCTCTCCAAACATCGCCACCAACACCACCGAGAACTGGATTACCAAATGTGCTTGTAAATTCATCAAAAGAAGTAACTGTTACTGGTGTAAAAGCTGGACCTCTCTCTGCACGACCAATCACAACTGGTCCGATTGGAGCGGGGGCGTTTGGAATACGCGAACGATCAATTTCTTGAGTCACGATGCCGGGGGATACGAAACGATAATTTTTTGCTGACACTGCCATATTAGAAGATCTCCCTTTTATAGAAGCTTATTTGCTTTTATAAATAGTTTATTATTAGGCTAAATACTAGGGGCGAAAAGATTTGTTTTGAGGATTGCTGACAAATTCATTTGTTTCGTTTAGAACAACTCTTTCTCTTGGGAATCTAACAACAACAGCATTTTCTCTATACACATTTGTTGGAGTCTGCTGATTCTCACCTATAGTTGTTGTATACCCCATAACCTTGAACTTGAACTTGGCATCATATTTCTTTTCATCGTTTGCTTGATTAGAAGAATTTGACTTGAATTCACTCTCCGAATCATAAAACGTTTCATACTTGAAACCCTCATAATCAATCATAAAATAGTTCCATCCAGATGAGTAGTTTATGAACGGCAACATCATTTCGTTCATTTGTTGCTGGTATTGTGAGCGAATTTTGACCTCATAATTCATTGTTGCATAAACTGGTAATGGAATTGAGATGTATTGATACACAGTTCTTGGTGGGACATTTTTAGAATTTTGCTGACCATTTATTTGTTTTGATAAAGCATTAGTAAAGTTTCTTGATTTTTCAGCATTTATCTGTCTTGCAATCGTAACAACACCTTTTTTATAATCAGGATATGGAAATTTATTTCCCGGTAAAGGTCTGTCGTTTGGTTTTGTTTTTGTTGTTGAGATTCTTTCTATGGATATAAGTGGATAAACCAAAGTCTGTGAATCAATCTCTCTAATCTCTTTTTCATTTTTTATATGAAAAGCTCTCTCGGCTGTTATCCAAATAATTGGAACTTTTTTGAAGCCTTCATTTGTTGTTGCAAATACATTTATTTTATCGTTGATAAAGTTATAAAAAGCCATATCAACTGTTTCAAGCGTTGAGGGTGTAAGTATATTAGCTTGCATTGAAAGTTCCCTTTCTTGCTAGAACGCATTTAGCAATGGTATCAAATGGAGGATAAGAATCACCATAAAGAACTGTTTTTTGATCTAATGAAACAATCTCAAAGAAATAGCCGTCGTATAGAACCATATCACCTTCTCTAACAAATAGGTCTTGATCTTCAGTGAGTCTTCTATATTGGAAGCGCACAGTTATTGATACCTTTTTATCTGGACCAAAATCTGTCATTTCAGTGATATAGTTTTCATAATCAACTAGAGCATAAACCCTAATTGGTGGCAAAAAGTTTTTGACGATTGCCTCACCATATAAAGGATGATAGTTAGAAGTTGACAGATCTAGGGGATAATAAAGAATTGGTTGTCCAACAACTCTTTCAAGAACTTCATCATTGACTTGTTTGACAAGATCTTTCTCTTTTTGCCCCGCAAAAAGCCTTGGTGGTCGAACGTCTGGTCTTGTCCATTTATTATTTGCCATCTATTTTTATCCCACAAATATGCCCAAAGGAACGCCATTGAGAGTCTTGTTTGTATCTTCAATCATCTTTGCTGTTGTTTCACCAATCTTTGCGTAAGTCAATTCATCAAGAATCTTCATAAGCTCGTCACGTAAAGCCTGCTTTTCTTCTTTGGCTTGTCCTAATAAATCTGAAGCGTTCATTGTGATCTTGTCGCCGGGGATTGGAATAACTCCTTGGAATTTACCACGAACTTGACCAAGCATTTCTTTGCAGATAGCCAATGAGTAGCGACGAATCCAATGCTTGCCAATTGAGTTGATGCTTTCATATGGTATGTTTGCAAATGGCAAAGTATTCATATTGTTTACACCTGATACACCATCAGTTCTTGTCTCATCTTCATCCCAACCATCTGGTGGAACATAAAACTCAAAATAGAATTTTGGTGGGCTAAATGTATCTGGTGTTGGATATAAACGAAGCATATTGTTTCTTATATCATAAGAATAATGAGAGATTCTGGTATTGATTGAATCTTCATACATTATAGCTTGAAGTTTATTTTGCCAAGTTGGAACAACCTCAAACGTTGTATTGTCTGAAAACATGCCGTAATTTGATAAGTTGCCAATTACGTTGAGAGCGCCGTAATAACCAAAGAATCTCCAGATGTTGATTGCGGTCTTATAATATACTTTTGTAACGATTGCTCTTTTATTACCAACAACGCTTGGATACGAAGACGACATTACGCTTTGTAAGTCATATTGTTGTTGACCATTGGTAATGTTGAAAGAGGCTGTATAAATCGTTGTTGTTCCGCCTATGCCAATACTTGTTTCTAGACCTCTCGCAATTTTGCGAGCCATTTGTATTTGGAAATTGGGGTACTTTAGTTCAACATGTGTATCGGTCAAGCCAGCAGTTGTAACTTCGCCCAATTGATTGAAAGAGGCAGTTGTGTTGCCAAGTAAGCTTGGCAATGAATTCTTTGCTTGGTGAAGGTTTACAAGATAAGAATACTCAAGGGTTGCTTCTTCATAAGAAGAATAAACCATCTCATTTTTCAATTCTATATCTAATATGTCACCACCAAGTCTTTGATACACAAAAGCGACTTGAGCAGCAGCACCGCTCAAGAAAGCGGTGTTAGCTGAGTAAACACCCATTGGATATGTAAATGATGCCGCATTGGCTGGGGTTGCCGAAGAAGATAGGGCAGATATATTTGTATTACTTACTGGAGTTAGAACTGGCTTTGCTGACATGTAAAGACCCTCAAGGTAAATAGTTTCTTTATTATAAAAATAGATAAGGCACCGAAGTTTCCCTCGGTGCCTCACCCATTACTCATTTACCCTGTAGACTAGCCTAATAGATCTTCGCAGATTACTAAGCCGTACATATCAGGACGTACCATCTTCTTGGCATAACGAGTCATTACGCCTTTACGTGGTACGAAGTCCTCAACACCAAAGATGGTGGGGGTAACTTGTAGTGGTACATAAGGAGCGTAGACATAGCCGCTCTCTAGGAACGCCTTACCTCTACGACCGATTAGTACTACGTTACGTGGGAAATATGGATCAACATATACGTCCCACTTCTTGCTCATTGAGCCAACCTTTACGGCACCTACTGAATTACCCTTGAGTTCTTCAGCGGATACAGAAGCGCGGAAACCAGAGGTGAACTCTAGGATGTTAGCAACTTCTGGTGAGCAAACCATGAAGTTTGCACCACCGCGTAGTGTCTTACGGTGAATACGAGCAGAAACGTCGTTTAGAGTTTCTACAAGTGTTTCGTACCATTCGGACACGTTACCAGTGAAGTCTGGAGGAGCAACTGCTGAAGCAATTGATGCGCCAGTTTCACGGTTTACGAACTTGCCGGGACGACGTGACCAGTAAAGTGTACCAGCGGTGGCACCCTTGACTAGATCGTTTAGAATCTCTTGGTCGATTTCAAGAGCAATTTGCTCTGAAAGGATGCCAGTCAATTCTACTTCTGCGTCCAAGTTGTGATAAGCATTTAGATCTTGAGCTAGCTCAGGAGTCCATTTTGCTTTGAGTTTCTTGGTTTGTGCAGTTACAGCAATTGAATCCACCTTGATGTCAATCTCAGGAATTGTTGCATTGGTGCCAGAAGAAGCGCCCAAGCCGGGACCAACAGAAGCAGAACCTGCACCTTCAAGACCTAGAGTCTCTAGGATTGATAGACCAGAAGTTGTTCCAGTTGTTGTAAACTTATCTTTGACTGCGAAGACAAAGTTACCTTTAGCACCAGCAGCAGTTGCAGTTACTGGAATGGCAGTAGTGTTCTTTAAAACAATTAGAACATTTTGCTTAGTTGCGTCTAGTCTTGTTAGTCTTCTAACTATTGATGTGCTAGAATTTCTTAGAACATTGGGATTTGCAGCGTCTAAAGCCACACCAGCAGAATCAGTAGAAGAAGAAATTGCTGTTAGAGCAATTAGATTATTAGTATCTAGTGGCAAACCAGCAGAGCTTGTCAAAGAAGAGATGGCAACTTTAATAACTGCATATTGTGTATCGGCACTACCAGCAGCTTCATCGGCATCATAGCCTAGAATTGCTGAGTATAATGTGTCGCTTGCAGTAATTGCAGCCAAATTACCAGTTAATGAAGTAGCAGGTAAATTGGCATTGAAATCTTGAGCAGTTGCCAAAGTTGTACCCACAACAACAGTGGTTGAACCAGTTGTGCTGGAATAACCATTGTTTAGAGCGTAGAAGCCTCTTTCGGCATTTACACCAG